TTGATAATAAAAAAATTAAATAAAATTGGATACAGCACACAATTATTTTTATTAAATGCAGCAAGAATGGGAGTACCTCAAAGAAGGGAAAGATTATTTTTTATTGCAATTAATAAAAATATTAATGTTTCAAAGATAAAACTAGAGTTCAATGAAACACCAATAAAATATGAAGAAATAAAAGATATTAATTATAAACCATTGAATAAAGACACATTAACCTATGAAAGATGGAAAAAAAGAATAGCAAGAGATGTAAAACTTAGTGACACAATAAAAAGAACAGAAAAAGGAAAGATAAGTTGTTTCAATACACAATATTTAAAAGATGATAGAACGCCAGCAACAATAGCAGCAGGAGGAAGTCCACCATTACGATATGATGTACCTGGATATGCAAGTGATAAAGACATAATAACAATACAAACATTTCCACAAGACTATGATTTTATGAAAATGAATGTACAATATGTGTGTGGTATGAGTGTACCACCAATTATGATGAAAAAAATTGCACAACAAATTCAAATACAATTATTAGATAGAAGGCAAAGAGGTGATAAAGATGAATATACAAATAATAGATATTAATAAATTAATACCAGCTACTTATAATCCAAGAAAAGATTTGAAACCAGATGATGCAGAATATATAAAAATAAAAAATAGTATAGTCAAATTTGGGTTCGTAAGTCCATTAGTAATAAACAAAGATATGACTGTAATTGGTGGTCATCAAAGATTAAAAGTTTTAAAAGATTTAGGAATAACGGAAGTAGAGTGTATTGTAGTAGATTTAGATAAAACTAATGAAAAAGCATTGAATATTGCTTTAAATAAAATACAAGGTGACTGGGATGAAGACAAACTGGAAGCATTATTACAAGAATTGAAATTAGAAGAATTTGATATGAATTTAACTGGTTTTGATTTTGATGAAGTTGATGAAATATTAAATGATATTAATGGAACTAAAGAAGATAATTTTGATGTTGACTCTGCATATGAAGAAATAGAAGAACCAATTACAAAACCAGGAGATGTTTGGATATTAGGTAATAATAGATTAATGTGCGGAGATAGCACGCATAAAGATGATATTATGCGTCTTATGAATAATCAAGATGCGGACATGCTTCTTACAGACCCACCATACAATGTTGATTATGTGGGTAAAACAGCTGATGCATTAAAAATAGTAAATGATAATATGGATGACAATCAATTTTATGAATTCTTAAAGTTAGCATTTAAAAATATGTTTGATGTTACAAGAGAAGGAGCATCTATATATGTTTTTCATGCTGATACTGAAGGACTTAACTTTAGAAAGGCATTTAAAGACGCAGGATTTAAATTAGCAGAATGTTTGATTTGGAAAAAAGATTGTTTTGTAATGGGCAGGCAAGATTATCAATGGCAACACGAACCAGTATTATATGGCTGGAAAGAAGGTGCTGCACATTATTTTATAAATGACAGAACTCAAAGTACAATATTAGAGTTTGATAGGCCAAAACAAAGTGCATTACATCCCACAATGAAACCCATAGACCTGATTGCCAAATTAATAAAAAATTCTAGTAAAGAAAACAACATAGTATTAGATTTATTCCGGAGGTAGTGGTTCTACATTGATTACTTGTGAACAATTAAATAGAAGATGTTTTATAATGGAACTTGATCCTAAATATTGTGATGTGATAGTAAAACGATGGGAAACATTAACAAATAAAGAGGCAATTTTAGAAAAAAGGTAGGTGGGTGATATGATGTGATAGAAGATGGCAACAAAATTTCAAAAATTCAAAAAGACTACAAAGCAGGCAAAACCTATAAACAAATTGCTGAGAAATATAATGTCACTTACAATGAGGTAATTTATTTAGTTAGAAAAAATAAATGGGTAAGAGAAAGTAATTTAAGCAAAGTAAAAAAAGGAAATCAAAATGCAAAAGGAAATAAAGGTGGTCCAGGAGCAGAAAAAGGTAACACAAGAGCTTTAAAAACACGGAGAATATGAAACAATATACGATGATTTATTAACTGAAGAAGAAAAAACAATTATGATGCAGCAAGAATTGTATGATAAAAAATATCAAATAATGTCGGAAATAAAAATTCTATCAATTAGAGAAAGAAGAATCTTAAAAAAAATACAAGAATTGCAGAATGGTAAAGAAATGAGTATTGTAAGAATGTCAAAGAGCTCATCAAATAATGTGTCTTATAGGAATAATGGAACATTAACAACTACTGAAGCAGAAAGTACCATAAATATTACACAACGACTTGAAGAAGCACTTACGAGAGTACAAGAAGCAAAAAGAAGATATATAGATAGTTATCATAAGATAGAAACTGATGATAGAAAACTTGAATTAGATTTAATTAGATTAGAGATGGAAGCAGCACGAGACGACAGTTCAAATACAGAAGATATGAAAGATGATAGTTTAATAAAAGCTCTAAACGATTCTGCAGAAGGTGCATGGAATGATTACACTGAAGAAGAATAGTAAAGATTTTGATGAAAGAATTTCTAATCTAAGAAAAAAAGTAATGCAGAATGCTATTACTTTAAGAAAAAAGTTAAAAAATGGTACATTATTCAAGTTTAAAACATTCAGTTTAAAACAAAAGAAAATATTAACTTGGTGGACAGATAATAGTCCTGTAAAGGATAAAAATGGAATTATAGCAGATGGAAGTATAAGAGCTGGAAAAACATTATGTATGTCATTATCATTTGTTTTATGGTCGATGACAAAATTTAATGGACAGAATTTTATAATGGCAGGTAAAACTGTACGGAGCATTCAGAAGGAATGTTCTTTTTTGGTTGAAACTGATGTTAAGAGCACAAGGATATAAAATTAAAGACAGACGTGCTGATAACATGTGTGAAATATCAAAAGGCGACAAAATGAATTACTTCTATATTTTTGGTGGTAAAGATGAAAGAAGCCAAGACTTAGTACAAGGTATTACGGCAGCAGGTGTGTTTTTAGATGAAGTTGCATTGATGCCACAATCATTTGTAAATCAAGCACTTGCTAGATGTTCTGTAAAAGGTTCTAAATATTGGTTTAACTGTAATCCAGAAGGACCAAATCATTGGTTTAAAGTAGAATGGATTGATAAAAAGAAAGAAAAAAATATATTACATTTGCATTTTACAATGGATGACAACCCAAGTCTTGACGAAGAAACCAAAGACAGATATAAAAAAATGTTTGTAGGTGTATTTTATCAAAGATTTATATTAGGATTATGGGTACTTGCCGAAGGTATTATATATCCTAATTTTGATAGATTAAAACATTGTGTAAAAAAAGTAGATATTCCAAATAAATTTGATTATTTTTATGTAACATCTGACTATGGAATTACAAATCCTCAGGTGTTTTTATTATGCCGGAATAAAATACATAGAAGGAAAACCACATGTATGGATACTAGATGAATATTACAATAAGGGAACAAAAAAGAATAAAAATGGCCAAGAAGAAAAGATAACTAAAACTGATGATATGTTTCTTAAAGATTATAAAAAATTAATAAAAGACATAGAAGTTAGAAAGGTAATCATAGATCCATCGGCTACTTCATTAATTAATTTATTCAAACAAAATAAAATTGCTGTAAAAGAAGCTGATAATGCTGTAATTGATGGAATTAACTTAGTATTAAACTGGTTAGATGAAGGAAGAATCCATATTGTAGAAGAAAGATGCAAAAATATTATTAGAGAATTTAATTCATACATTTGGGATGAAAAAGCACAAGAAAAAGGTGAGGACAAGCCTGTTAAACAAAATGACCACGCATTAGATGCATTAAGATACTTATTGCAAACATTATTCCCTAACAAGAAGAGGGGAGCATACTTTGTAAAATAAAGGAGAGAATTAAAATGATAACAGAAATGGATAGAATAAAAATGATAATATCTGAAGGTGCAAAAAAAGGATTGGTATTATCTAAATTTATTGATACTCAAATAAATGAATTTAAAGAATCTGATGTATTCCAAGAAATGATAGATGGTAGTAGATACTTTAAAAATGATGGAGATATAAAAGATAAATA